TCCGTCAAATGATCGTTTGGATGAGGATGAGCCATCAAATTCTGCATTTAGATCTTCAATCATACGACCAGTTTCCTGGTTGTAAACAATAGTGGATGCTTTACCTGTCTGTCCGTTGAAGCGATTCTTCAACACACGCACAGCAGCGTGACTGTGCCCAGAGGAAAGATTGCGTTCGATAGCAACAACCATGTCGGATAGCTGAACAATACTGTGACTGCCTCGTAGCTGTCCAAGGCTGACCTGCTGACCGTCTTCGTGACCTTTGTCTCCTTGAGGACGTTTGAGGTGACTGATCAGAATCATGCCAACTCCTGTCTCTTCAACAAAGGAACGAAGCTTAGTCATTGTAACGTCAATCAACTTCCTTTCGTCGTGCGACTCATTCCCAGACATGAGAATGGAGAGGTGGTCGAGGATGATCCACTTGACCTCCTTAGCTTGCGCCATAAATCGGCAGTCACTAAGGATCGCATCAGGATCAACCGAACCAAAGCCATCACGGAGGAAGACTTGCCCCGTACCAAGCGAGGCATCAAAGGCTTCTTTGAGTTGTTCTGGTGGCAGCTCATTGTTGAGGTGGAGCGGCTTTTGTGCTTTGACAGACATCAAGCGAAGAGCCGTGCGTTGCAGTGACTCTTCAAGAGCAATGTAGCCAACCTTTTGGGACTGGTCAACCAATGCTTGAGCAACTTCACCACAAAAGGTGCTTTTGCCCACGCCAGAACCAGCCGTCACAGTAACGAGTTCCCCCAGTCGTAGTCCGCTAGTAAGCTGATCAAGGCCACTAAAAGGCCAGTCAGCATCGCGACCATGTAAAGGGCGAGCTGCCAGATCGAAGAGGTCTCTTCCGTCGATGACGGTTTTTGGAGAGTAGGGTTTCTTCTGCCAAAACGCTTGACGTATGGCATCAGGGTCTTTGGCAACGATTGCTTCGTTGGCATCTTTGTAACCACTGAGTGTGGCGATAAAGATCTTGGAGTGGCTGAACAGCTGAGCACATTCTGCTGCTGCTGCCTTGCCAGCTTCGTCGGAATCAAAGAAAAGGACAATCTCTTCGTAGCGATCAATGAACTTGTATTGATGCTGAAGACTGCGCTTGCCTCCTTTGGCACCGGCATCAAGGCTCACCACAGGCCAGTTAGGCCGAGCTTGCCAGACGCTCATGGCGTCCTCTTCCCCCTCCGTAATGACAATAGTTTTGTTATTGCCTTTGGCACCTCCGAAGAGCTGCTGACCGAACAGGGCGTGGTCTGTGTTCTTACCAACCCAACGGATGTCTTTGTCCGCTGTCTTGGTTTTGAATGCAACCAGCTGTCCCGAGGTGTCGTAGTAAGGGAACCGTAGTGTTCTCGATTCGGAGTCATACCGAACGTTGAACTTCTTTACGGTGTCCTCAAGTAGACCCCTGGAACGAAGAGGAATGATGTCCCCGGTAAATTCCATTGCGACGTTGGTGCGTTGCGGCTTGTGAAAAGGAACAGTCTCGCCATCACCATGCTCATAGTGACCGCAAGAAAAACAATGCCCATGACCATCAGAATAACGACCAAGGGCATCACTACTACCACAGGAAGGGCAGGGCTCATGCCTGACAAACTCACTGTCGGTATCAATCATTTGCGTCCTTGACCACGGTAAGGCTTAGCGCCTTTGGGTGGGCGCTTGCTTTTCTTTTTCTTGCCGATAAAAATTTTACCAGCAAGTGACTTGGAAAAGGTTTTCATTCAAACCATTCGATGGGAATGTTGTACGAAGGGCACCATTCAAATCCATGTTTCTCCGCCCACATAGCGTAGGTGGTCTTGGATTGTTTGGTGATGGTGTTGTTGGGTGCTTGGAAGACCAAGCGGATGTCCAGATCAGGGTGCTGCTTTTTGACGCATAGCATCTTGCGGCGATCCTCTGGTCTGAAGTACCCCTTGGCTTCCAGCATTACCCCGTTAGGCAGAATAAAGTCTGGTTTATAGACGGCTTGAACTGTGTAGTTCAGCTTAACGGTTTCGTAATCGTAAGATAGATTGTTTTGGTCTAACCATTTAGCAAGCCGTTCTTCAAGACGAGAACGGAACTTGCTCATCAGTCATCCTTCATAGCTTTGTCGATCAGCTCCTCTACGACCTCCGACACAGCGCGTCGCATTTCGTATTTGAAGTCATCACGATCAGCTTTGTAGCGGACAACAGTGATCTTGGGAAGCTCGACGGTCATGATACCTTCGTAAAGGTTGCCCAGCTCAGGGTTCTTGGCGACTTTGAAATCAATCATGGTGGTGGTAGCGGTGTTGTTCAGAAGGGAAGGTCGTCGTCGGCAATGGTTGAACCAATTGCTTCATCGTTCGGCTCAAACGCAGGAGAGCCTGCTTTGAAACCGTCTGTAGTACCAAAAATGCTAGCCACGTCTTCAGCACTAAGATCACCACTATCAGACCCACCAGGGCCGACCAGTTTGAGAACTTGAGCACCTCGGACTTTAAACGAAAGGCCAATTTTGGTAGCCATGGTGTAGGGTTTGAGGTCAACGATGAGCCTCACGTTGGTCCCTTTCCAGATAGGAGTATCCAGGTCAATAGGCTGACCATCGGTGTCTACCCACGGGAACATGGGGTTGTTGCTTTCTCCGCCGTAGCTGTACTTGAAAGCACCAGACTCGTCCCACTTGGGAAGCTCTTCAGTGCATCGCTTGCCAGACAGACGGTTATGACCCCAGGCCATAGCACGTTCGTAAACCTCGTCAAACTTAGCCATGTCCTCTTTGCTCAGACGAGCAGAGAAGCAGCAGTTGTTAAACTTGCCAGCTGGCTTCAGGGCGTTGACGTAGCCCTCAAGGGTGGTGTTGATTGTGAAACGATCAGACATGCGTCAGAAGGTCAACTAGTTCAGCGGTGGTGGAAATCATTTTGTGGTCAGAGACAAGCTCGTAGACCTCCTCCATAGTACAGTCCAAAGACGGATCGTACAAGGTGTGTGCGTACAAAACCTCATCGAGTGTGAGGTCGTACTTAGCCATGGTAGCTTCGATCTGCTCCATGGGAATGGAGATCCACATCAGACCTCCTCTGGGGTGTCTTCGAGCACGCCCTCAGTAAGTGCGTCCCACGTCGCATCGTAGGCTTCAAGACACTGAAGAACATCCTCACCATTCTCAGCAGAATAGAGAAAGGACGCTTGAGCGAACTCCTTGACAAGGTAGATAAAGAAATCAGAGTACTCGTCGCCGGAGTAACCAAGGCTCACCTCGTGTTCAAATTCTTCCCGAAGGTTTTCAATAATCGACTCACGGACACCGAAGTGTTCCGCAAGCAACTCAAAGTCATTAGCGGTGATCATTAGCAGAAGAAGTAAGCGGAACTTTGGACATCGTTGATGTCAAGCGTGTTGATCATGACCGATTCATCAAAAGGAACTCCAAGCTGCTCTGCCCAGTTCTTGAGCACAGGCTGTGAGTAGATCTTAACGAACTTGTCACGGATCGCAGCAGCCATACCATCCATGTCACAGGAACGACCAAGGACACAGTCATGGATGACAGTGAAGGGTCGGTCCCATTCGGCAAAGACAAGATGCAAAAGAGCTGCATCGAGCGAATGCACCAGATTAGGAGCTGCTGCTGTTTGGGCCTTGGAGAGGTCCACCTGACGTTCCTCAAAGGGCTTCAAGAGATGAGTGCGAATACGTTGTCCAAGTAGTTTGGTGTTGACACGTTCACAGTCATTCTTGCGGTACTCCTGAACGACAGGGAAACCCGAAGGGGTCATCCATTCAACCTGGGTTCTTCCAGATTTAATGACTTCACCGGCTGTCTTCTGGATAAACTCCATCGACTTACAAGGACCAGCAAAGACCTCTCTGACCGCATAGCGATAGATGGCTTTGACGATTGCTTGTAGTTCACCTTTTTGAAGTTCGACACCTTTGAGTTCATGACGGATGTAGTCCCTAGCGGAGTTCTCCGTCACCCCATATGGTGTCGTCATCACCGTCCTTTTGCAAGTCTTCCTAGTGATTTCTTTATGAAGTCTTTCAGGTAAGACCTCCTTGGCTTTCTCGGCAACAATGGCATACCCGTCAGAGGGTTTCTCTGTGGGGACAACGTTGACCATTTCTGCTGCTGTCTTGTCGAGCGCAAGCGCTGATAGGTGTTGGAGACCAGAGCAGGTAGCATCGACACTGACAGGAAGACCAGAAGTTGTTTTGGTTTTAAGAATGACACACTCATAGAACTCAATAGCAGCAGCTAGAAAACACCAGGGTTCTTCGACACAAGACCACTCATTGATAGTTCCTGTTGGATCAGAAGCAATCCGAGTAATTAACTCGTGGTTGTCTTTTGCCCATTGGATTCTTTCTTTAAGTGGAGCTTTATCAAGACCATAAGTAGTAGCTACTTGAAAAGATAACCACCACTCATTAACTGGGCCTTCTTCTTCAAAAAGAAATAAACTCTTCTCGAAGTCTGTGCCTTGAGGACTGAGGCTTGTGGGAATTGGATATACACGACCCCGGAAGTCAAACGACCAGGGTGTCCAGAAGGTGTCGTCTTTGTATTTGTTAGAAACAAACAAACACTCAGTCGTTCGATAGTTCTTCTGCGCCAGCATTGAGTTGAGATCTTCGATCTCCGTTCGGGCTCTTTTATAAGCCTTCCGTTCTTCCTCAGAAGCAGAGTCCCAAGGATCTGGCTTTGGCGGTGGAGGTGTTGGCTCCTCAGCACGGAACTTACCCACACTGATGCGGTGTTCCTGGCAGAAGTTGGCGACCTCAAGGATCTTGGGGTTGATCCGATAGGGCACCTTCTGGAGCCGGTTGAGCATGGCGAGTGCCTCGCTCTCCGGTTTTAGGGGGCATCTTCTCGGAACGCTGGTCCTGACTAGCTTGTTGAGCTTGCGGAGTTCGTTGGTCAAATACCCCCCTTTGTTGTCCTCACTCCAGTCGTTCGGCTCACACAGCATGGGCCATAGGCAAGCAGAGAACGCCTCAGCCTGCTCTAGAAGCGCCTCCTTGTGGTCTAAGAAGTCCTTTGTGTAGGTGAGGACCGTAAGGCTCTTTTTGGTGGCCGTGTAGACGGTCCTGGAGGCCACCCAGCCAGTAGCCTCAGCCAGACGGTCAACCAACCACCCTCCAACCTTGTGCCGAACAGCCGTTGACCACTGGTCAGGACGGAACTCTGAGGCCCTCATGGCCGAACGAAACCGCTGAACCTTGTTGACGTAGCCTTTGTGAGCGTGGATGCTCAGCTTTGCCTTGACAAACAGCTCAGGGTTCTGTGCCTCAAACTTGTCAAGCATGATCTGATCAAAGACCAGCCTGGCAATGTGACCACAGACATAGTTGTAGTTCGGCCTCTCAATCCGAGGAACCCCAAGCACATCCAACACACCCTTGGCTGTGATCAATGCCAAGACACACGGATCAACGTCTTTAACCAACGCTGCCGCTGCTGCTTTGTCACTGGCCCACCCTTGGCTGATGCGTTGGATGCTGCTTGTGATGTTTTCTGTGATTGCCTCCAACCCATGGTTGATGAAGGCGCTTCCATACACTGTGGAGCTGGCATAGGTGCGTTGCTCAGCAGTGCGAGTCCGTTCGCGTAATCTACGAACTGCTTCTGTCCGAGCTTCAAGCTCTCGCTGGAATTGTCGGGCGAGTTGCTCCTTTGTTGCCATCAATCCTCGTTTGGTTGATCGTTGTTAATTATACTACGGCGAGCTTTGCGAATCACAATGATGTTGCTTAACATCGTGATCAAAGCCTGTGTAAGATCTATCTCCTCCTCACTGCCATCTAAACCAAGTTGTGCTGTGAGCAAACGGTCGGCATCTCCTTCATCGATGGATGGATCAAGTATGTCGGAGTGGGCATTAACATGTCCAACCAAATCAGTACACCGATCAACAGCCATGTGCTGGAGAGTATAAAGGAGATCATCGTATTCGTCAGAGTTAGGGGTTGGAAACGGCATGTCGTGCTTTTTTATTATGAGTGTTGATAGCTAACAACATCGCCAAGTGTTCCTTCTTGAGATAAGAATACTGACGAATCTTTTCACGCTTGGCTAACTGCCTAAGCTGTTTCCATGTCATGCAATCAAACAAGATCGCAGCAAGTTCTTCTATGGTGATGTCCATTGTGGAGTGAGAACAACGTTGACAGAAAGTAGATCAACTTCTGGATACAACTCAGCTAGTTGCTGAATGACATGTGTCTTGTTGTACCCATAAAAGCAAATCTCACGGTGGTCGGGTAAAACAACAGTCCATGATTCAATCTTGTTCACCTGTCTTCCTCTTGGATTTAATGCCAAGACAAAACTCAAGGTGTGCTTCTTGAATCATTCTCTTTACTGCCATGATGTTTGGATTCTCAGTCAAAGCAGCAGCACGAAAGACCTCAACAATAAAGGTACGCTCAGAAGCAGACAAACTCGTTGTGCCTAGTGCTTCAATCTTGATAAGTAAGTCCTCAACAGTGATCATCGGATTGAATAGGGTAGACGATACGGTTTACTGGTACCAGCTGCCTTCCGCGATCCGGTGCCGGATGTCTTTTTCGAGGAGTTGGAGCGTTTGGTGGATGTATCCGAGCTTATAGGCTTCGGACTTGTCGGGGTCATCAAAGACTCTAAATGCATCGTTAATCAGGCGGAGTGAAAAAGTAGTGTTACGCTCTAGGATCTTTGGATCAATCCTGGCAGCGTCAGCATCGGGCCAGACAGTCATAATGATTGTGGTGTTGTGGCCGTCCCCAGTCTAGCGAGGATGCGGCTTGTGAATCTAAAGAGTTTTGGCAAAAAAAAGAGGCCCGTAGGCCTCAGAGGTTGATTTGACACAGCCCATCAGGCTCGCTGAATGCTTCAACCCGCAGTAGCTGCTCGTTAGGCATGACGCGGTGCATTGCTAGCGTGATAGCTTGCTCAAGGTCATCGGCAAGAATGATCATCTCCTCTTTGATCAACCATCCACCACGTCCTCTGCGGTGGCCATAGTATGCGGAGAATTGGCGCTTCATAATCAGTAACCAAGCAA